GGCAGCAAAGAAGTTCCCACGAGACCAGGTTGTGGCATATAACAACATTATGAGAGCTTGTCAGAGGAGAAAACTGGCAGAAAGTTCTATGTATGAGTTCCCAAGAGGAAATGAAAAAATCACAGGTCCTTCAATAAGACTTGCAGAGGCTATTGCTCAGAACTGGGGCAATATTGATTTTGGATTTATGGAACTGGAACAGAGAAATGGAGCCAGCCAGGTTATGGCGTATGCATGGGATCTTGAAACTAATTCCAGACAGACAAAATTATTTAGCGTTCCTCATATCAGACATACCAGAAAAGGCGATTATCCGCTTACAGACCCAAGAGATATTTACGAAGCAGTAGCGAATCAGGCAGCACGAAGAGTAAGAGCTTGTATTCTTGGAATCATTCCAAGTGATGTTGTCGAGGCAGCGGTGGATAGATGCAATAAAACATTACGAGAAGGATATGAGGAACCATTAGTAGATCGTGTCAGAAAGATGGCAGAAGTATTTGAAAAGGAATTTTCTGTAAATATCTCAATGATTGAAAAGTATCTGGGATGCAAGAGCGATGCTTTTTCCGAAAATGACTTCGTGAGATTGAAAAAAGTGTACCGTACATTACGTGATGGAATGGCAAAGAGAGAAGATTACTTCGAGATTGGATTGCCGGTAACTGATAACAGTGAGATTAGCGATCCCTTCAGTGGAGGAGAAAAGAAACAGGAAGCCAGCAAAGAGGGTGACAAGAAATGATTCTGAATAATGAAAATTATTACAGCCCGGAGGCGAATCAGGAATATATGAGCGTATCACAGTACAAGGCATTTATGAATTGTGAGGCAGCGGCTATGGCAAGTATCTCTGGAAAATATGAAAGACCAACAACTAGGGCATTATTGGTAGGTTCATTTGTAGACAGATACTTTGAAGGCACACTCAATGAGTTCCTGAAAGAGAATCCAGCACTTTACACAAGAAAACATGAGCTGAGAGCAGAGTTCAAAAGAGCGAACCAGATCATAGAAACTGTGAAAACGGATCCCAAATTTATGGACGCTATGAGTGGAGAAAAACAGCGGATTTTCACCTTTAAATTATTCGGGGTGAAGTGGAAGGCAAAGCTGGACAGCTATAATCCAGGGAAAGCGATTACAGACTTAAAGGTCGTGGCAAGAATGGATAAGCTCCCTATGTGGAGATATGACCTCCAGGGTGCTATTTATCAGAAAGGCGTGGAAATCGTTACAGGTGAAAAATTACCTTTCTATCTTGCTGTAGTAACTAAAGAGAGGGTAATGGATAGAGACATCTGGCAGATACCGCAATCTACCCTTGATATGGCATTACGACAGGTGGAGGAAAACATCGGAAGATATGCAGATATCAAAGCTGGCTTGCTGGAACCTGTTCATTGCGGAAGGTGTGATTATTGCAAAAGCATAAAGCAGGCTGCTGTAAGAAACTACAATGAATTGTTGGAGGCGTAAGGGCATGAAACTTGTAAAAATTTTAAGCGATAAGGTTCAAATTAGATCGGACCACAAAGAATTTGACGATGTGCGGATCAATGATCTGATTGCTGTATCAGATGGAGAAGTGGAACTGGTTACCATGGTAAACACATTGACAGATATTGACACAGAGAATGAGGAGGAAATCGGAGAA